CTATATCTTTATAGGCCATTAACTCTTTTAGTTTTGTATCAGTATCAAAGTCATTAGCGTTAGTTCGTTTCTGAACAACCTGCTGAAAATTTTCTGGTTTTAACTTGGGGTCAAACTTACCCACCAACTTAAAAGTTCTAACTAGTCCTACACGGAACAGATCAAAGAAAATATTTTCAACCGTCTGCTGAAAATTAATTTCTCTAGTCCAAGTATCATAGAAAAGTTTTATATCAGGATCATCAACGTCATTCTTAAAACCTTTAGAAGCAAAATTAGTTAAGGTATCAATAACTGTACCATAACCGCCTTTAGTTTTGTAAAAGTCAATAGCTTTCTGATAAAGACGTTCCGGCTTTAACTTTAAGGGGTCTCCGCCAGGTAGGAGAAGATCTAAATCTACCCTCCTAAGAAAATCTCTTGTGACAGTACTGGCGCTGTCTTTAAAAGTGTGAGGTTTAATCGGGCTAGGCTGTTGGCCTTCCCCTGTCAAATAGGCTAATTCCTTAAGGGTAGGCCCGCCGTCACCAACCGCAATTTCCATTTGATGAATACCCGGCTCAACTTCTTCATGAGAGAGAACTTTAGAATTCTTTAAATTCTTGTTCAGTCCGTCTTTTACTTCTTCCGACATTTAATTCCTCTCTATTTCCGTTTAGGTTTTTTGGGCACGGGTTTGAGTACTGCCGTAGGGCTGACTAATATTGTTCTTTTATTAAAAGTATTCCGTAACATTTTTTCCCGATAGGCGTCGGGATCTCTGGCTATCTCTAATTTATCTTTAAGAGCCGCTGGAATATTTTGGCCTTCATAAGGATCTACTTGGTAATGGCTGGGGAGTTGGGGGGCCTGTCGTTCATGCACGGCGCCCCCGTGATGAATAATACTATCAGGCATCTCTTCTGCCCAGAGCAAATCATAGACGCAGCGACCTGCTAACATGAATGCTGTATATAAATCCTTCTTTTCCTTACCATGGCCTCCCCCTTTTGGTACGTCAAAATGAATTTTCCCCGTCGTGGTTTCGGTCGTGGTTATAGTCTGCATTTGTTGTAACATAGTATTAACAACTTCCCAAGACTCTGCTTGGGCCAGGCTACTTTCTTCGGCCATAGGTACTGCTGGAAATAAAATATCTCTATGTTCCAACAATCTCAGGCAGAACAAATTAGATTGTTCGATGAAATCTGTTCCAAAATTACATAACTGTAAAATAAAACGGCCAGACTTTAGCTGATGAACCTCATCTTCCGGATCAAGGATGGGTCCTTCTCTGTGGTCGTTGTTGTTTTCGGCTAAGATATCTTTTATGGCGTGACCGCCTCCCTGGGAATCTATATAGATCTTAGTGACATTAAAATTATCACACAATCTTTCTATAAGATCACACATCCTGGGGAAGGGTTGTTTTTGAAGTTCAAGAGCATGAACTATTTTGGCGGGGCGTCCGAGCTCAGCAACGCAGATCGCAAAAGAGTCTTCCGTTCTGGCTGGATCTATACCTAAAATATATGATTTTTCTGGATGTCCCACAACCTGAGTTGTGAACTCACGAGACTTACAGGAGTCCAGTAAAGAAGCTTTATAAAAACCATCGGTGTCAGGAATGAAAGCTGCTTCATACTCCATCTGAAATTCGAGGCTAGACATTTCCCTCTTAGCGGATTCAATATTGTCTTTATCTAAAAATCCCTCTGGAAGGAGTTTGTGGGGAACTCTAAAAACTGCATACTTCTCATTGCCGTTGTTCATCTCGTCTCGATAAACACAATAAAGCTTGTACATATGGTTAAAAGTAAAATAACCAGACGAGGTAATTATAATCTGGTTGGCAACTTGACTAGCAATAAGTTCCTCTTCACTAATTAGACCTTTCGCTAATAGCTCCTTCTGCCGAGCAAGGCGCTCTACGTTCTCCATAGGATCAGCTACGGTTGCTGCCATCGGGCGGATAACCATATTAAAAATGTCTTCAGGAATGTGGGGAAACTCGTCGCAGATAATAGAAAAGAAACGAGAACCTCTAATCTTGCTACCATCCCCTAAGGGAACCGCTTGAATAAGGGAACCAACCTTTCCTGCTACCGCTTTAAATTGAATGTAGCAATTGTCTGATTGGTGGGTAGGTTTTCTGATTGTTGCACTTTGTAGGATTGGGGATCGTTGCCAAAGCCTGTTGCATTCATCGAACACAAACTTTGACTGACGAAAGGTGGGGGCAAGCAAACCAACTCGGTGTCCAGGATAGAGTAAACACTTTAAACAAGCAAAGACAGCATTGATAAAAGTCTTGCCAGATCCACGACACATGATGGCCATTACGTAGCTCTTAAACCACATAGACCGCAAGACTACCTTCTGTACGTCTGAAAGTGTGACATTCAGAAGATCTTTTGCGGCTATTGCGGGGTATTCCCTGTAAAATTCTATAAGGTTATGTGAGCTTTGTAAAAAATCGGGATCATCTATTTGCAATTAGTAACCGTCCTCTTCCAGAACTTTATCGAGTTTTGCTTTCGCAGACTCTTCCTCTTGAATTAGACTCTCTATTCGTTGCTCATCCGCTTTCTTTTGCGCAGTGTCGTATCTGACTACAAGGTCAACGATGGAGATGTCTAAGTCCGATCTGGAGTCTTTGCGGTCGGTTCTTCTAGCCGCCAGGCTTTCTTTGGCGGTTTGCTTGCGTTTATAGATTTCTTTAAAAAACATATTGGAAGCAGATAACATCTGTGGATCATCTTTAGTAGCCTGTAAAACACGCATTTCTAAGATGTCGGCCTTAGCAATTTCAAGAATATCATCTACGTCTGAGGCTGTAGGTTCCTCATTTTTGAAATCAGCTAAGAAGGTGGTAACTATTCCGGTATACCGTTTTCTTTCGGTGGGTGAAAAAATACCCCGTTTAGGAATTAATTTGATAACTAAATCTGGACTAAGCTTCCGCCCTCTAACTATTTCTTCGGCCTGGAGAGCTATCTGTTTATCGTCATCTTCCTCTATAACTTCAGGCTCTACAACCTCTAGTTTCTTTTTTTGGTACTGTTTTAAGTTTTTCCGGCTGTTAGGATTGTTATATTTCCGGGACTTAGGATCTTCTTTAACTAATTGCTTCAGCTCTACTTCATCAACCCCTGGGTCTTTCGTATCCTTTCCCTCTGGCATCCTAAGAACCCTCCTAACAGCAAAAAGGGGGAACCTCTAGACAGTTCACCCCTCATTATTTAAAAGGTAAGTTAGTTAAAACTTAAATTTCTTTTAATTATAAAGGATTATGATTGAATATTACTGACTTTTCGAATGAAAGACGCCGTGTCGACTAGAGCAATCATGGCGTCCTCTGCTGCAAAACAAGAACTACTAGAGTATTGGTACGGAACAGAATTATAAAGAGAACCAACTTCAATATATTGCCGAATATCTCTTAGTTCCTTTTCCGACTTTATATCCTGCATTGCGAAAAGTAAATCTTCTTTATTATTCTCAAAAAACGCTTCTTGCCCTGGGTATTCCTCTTTAAGCGCGATAAATCTTTTAAGGCATTTACTCTCTAGATCAAACAGACTTTCAGAAATATTATCTTTATGTTGAATTGTTTTGGTTCTACCAACCATACTCTCGCTGATTTTAGAACGAGTACCAGCGCTCTGTTTATTACCTAAACGAGATTGCCTAATCTTTTCAATAGTTTCTGCTGAGTGTTTATACCCAGGCTTTCTTCCTTGTGCCATTAGTGATCAATCAAATATCCTGTATTTCTATATTTTGTAGTTCAGTTTTTCGCTCCACTTGGTCTTCATGATAAGCCATTTCGACTACAGATTGGCCAAGGAGCTTGGCGCCTACCGCTACTTGAAGGTTTTCACCGGCAACACGAACTACTTTTGCTTCGAAGCCCTTGAAAGGGCCCGTCAGCAACATCACCATGTCGCCTTTAACGAACTTGCTAGCTTTGATTTCGGTCAGAAGTTTCCCCTGAGCTTCCTGCATCCGAGCGATTTCGCTATTCGTAACTGGGCCAGCATACGTGGTAATAAAAGGATATTTGCTAAGTTTATGAAAAACCTCGTCAGGATTATCATATCGGAGAAAGAGGTATCCCTCATAAAGGGGGCGATCTTTAATTCTCAAACCCTTCTTAGTTTCATATTCCTTTTTGATTAGGGGATAAAAAAACTTATCTACTTCCGAGATGTTAGCGCGAATAAAACTCACGATATTATCAACTCGATTGCGCTTAATTGCCCATGAGTACCATCTTTTTTGATCTGACATGATGTCCCCTTTCACTCTAACTCATAGTAATAATAAAGTCTTTTGCGCATTTTAGCAAGTTTATTGGCGTCTTTTCTGATCTAACTCTTCTTTCATATTCAATCTATCAGTTGTAGTCCCCTTAAAACCTACAATCAAATCAGGATCATATCCCCTAAGTTCCGCTTCTGGGTTCACGGCGGCGACATACTTTTTGCAACTAGGACAAACAAATCCCACTGTATTCTCTGAACCAACCTTTTCATACCCGCACTCAGAACACTCAATCATAACATGCAGATGGGATCTAACTACTCTCTTTTTGGGGAAGGTAAAAGGTAAACGATCTAGGATGTGTTTGTTTTTGGAATTATGATCGTGAATCATATCATGATAGTTTCTGGTCCCCATTTCTTGTTCTAAAGGGGATTGTCTTTGTACAGAGCCTGGGGCTAATTCAGCGTGGCTTTTACTCAAAGGTCCAGGGGCCGCTGGGTTGTTCTGAGCCTCTTTAGCCATTTTAGAAACTTCTCTTTTTACTGCGTCAACATTTACAGTGGTTGTGGATTTCTTTTTCTTTGCCATATCTATCCCTATACTATGTTTACTGTTATATTACTAATCCCCTCTGGAGTTCTTAGAATACCTGTCTTCTGTAATAAGGGGGCTATTGCCTGACTTCCATCAGATTGGCCAAGGCGGCCATCTAAAGTACCAACCGCCTGATTTATTTCAGGGGAGGTGTCCGGAGCATCGTCAGCAATTACTCCTTGGAAAGAGGTTGCGATGTTGAAGCCTCTTACCGTAATCGCTAGAGGCCCTAAAGCCCTGGTAGCCGGAATATTATAGATGAAAATGAATTGATGTATTTTAAGAGAATCGCGGTCCCGAGGATCTATAGTTCGTCTATCAACCGCAAGCCCGTCAACTTCTAAGGTAGCTGAGAAAACACCTCTAAGATCTTCAACAGTTGTTCTGACTGTAATCTGGCCTCCAGGAGAAAATGTGGCTCCAGGAGCAGGGGAATCAATGGTGACTATGGGGAAGAGGGCTCCAAAATTGGTAGCTAGTAATACCGCTCTTTGCTGGTCCTTGAGAATATCCAACGCCACTGTATCTACAGATCGTTTAGGAAGTTCTGGGCGGATGTCTGAAATAGTAGGTAGACTTCCTCGTCGCGCGGGAGCATTGAAATCTTGTCCCTCAAGAGGAGCCCGGCCTCTGTAGGCTCTTACAATAGGATTGCGGGTAGATCCATAAGCTTCGTCTGTATCCGTAGCTCGGAAGTCTATTTCTCTACCGCGAGGGTCATCTCCAAGAGGGTAAGTCGGGCGGCGCTTAATAAAATCAACGCCTTCTTCTCCTCTTTCGACATTATCATCGGCCCAGGAATGTCCTAGTCCACTGCCCTCTGTGCTAGTACCCTCTCTCCTCTCTACCATATCCGACCTCTCCCATTAGTTTATCGAGCCTCTCGTAGTATTCTTCGAAAGACCCGTTGTTGTCAATGATGAAATCGAAATTATTATAATCCTTCATTGCGGTTTCACTAGAGTGATTGGCCCCTACTCCAACTCCACCGTCCTCCCTTAATACCTTGACTAACGTTCCCCCTATTGAAAGAATCTTATCTCCTTCATTAGGATAGCGGACATCTGAAATTATAAAACAATCAAACCCTTCCTCTTGTAAAGGAGGAATAGTAGTATTAAATACAGTGTCTACCCAAATGTTTGGGTAAACCTTCCGCATACCCTCACCAACCTTCTGCAAGATCTCGCGAGGACTCATCCCATATCTAGAGTCCACCGTTTCTTTAATCTCTTTAGAACCATAACACTGTTCGTGGCTGAAACCAAAAAGTAACATACACACTTGCTTCAACTTGTCCGCAAACGCTACTCGTTTAACTCTTCCAGGATACTTCTTTTCCCAGTATTCGGCTGCGGTGTCTTTCCCCACCTGCGCAGTACAACCAAGCCCTATTACCCGCATTGATGTCCCCTTTTCTATATTCTAAATCGAGTACCCTTGATAGCTTTTTCAAGCCGGGTTACCCCTTGTTTAATCCGATTAGTTTCTTCTGCCGCTTTTTTCAAAGACTTGCTGATTTCTTTCTCAGCCCGCTCGACCTTCTTCACTTCTTGTTCGGAAGGTCTAGAATTGGGTAAAACAGTTATATCAATCATAGCTTCAGGGCAGTTGTGCTTGTCCCGACAATCACATTTACCTCGAAGGTATTCGTCATAGGAACAGAAACAAATTACTTCTCCATTCCTGTCAAACCTAACAATGGCGTGAAACTTTTCTCCCATCCTAAATCATAAACCCCGCGTAGAAATAATCAATAGCTTCAGGACTTATTATTTCTTCCGTTTGATCTTCCGTTTGATCTTCCGGTTGATAACATTTACCTGTACTTGTTCTTTGTAAAATTTCAAACTCAGTCAGTTCCGTCTCAAATTTTTCTGAGTATATCTCCTTGAAATAAGCAGGGTTCCATTTTGGAAAGAAAGTATCTCCCTCAACCTTACGATCATGAACGTAAGTTACATACATTCTATCTACTTTATTAATGGTCTGGGTATATAATTCCTGGCCCCCAATAATAAAACCCTCACTATGTCTAGACGCAGCAAACTCTAGAGCAGAATCGAGGTCGTTAAAGACATACGCTCCGGGAGCTTTATAATCCCTTTGACGAGTTAGGATAATATTATCCCGACCTCTGAGAATCTTGCCAATAGATTCAAAAGTTTTCCGGCCCATAATTACGGCATGTCCCATAGTATGTTCTTTGAAGCGGGCGAGATCTCTGGGGCTATGCCATGGAATAGCATTATCTTTTCCTATAACATATTCTCCCTGTGTATTTCGGGCGTACGCAACTATCATGGACAATATCATTAAACTGCCACCTCGGCTTTAATGTGGGGGTGGGGATTATAGTCTAAGAGGACTATATCTCCAAAAGTAAAATCATCTATCTTATCAATCCCAGGACTTAACATCAACTTGGGTAATGCCTTTGGCTCACGGGACAACTGTAATTTAACTTGTTCTATATGGTTCTTATAGATGTGGACATCACCAAAAGTATGAACAAAGTCTCCAACTTCGAGACCGGTGACGTGGG